CCGGGGCCCTTAGATATTGCTATTTGGAGGACCTGAGGTTTATCATCTTTACCTGGCTAAACCAGGCGGTGTTTTCCTTCACCGGAGGGGGCTCGCTTAAGCGAGCAGGTTGCCGGAGGGGCTGCGGAGGCGGACGACGCCACGGATGAGGACCGTGACGAGGTTGGTGTTGGCTGTCCCGCCGTTGGCGTAGACAGAGTAGGAGAAGCGGGGGCAGTCGGTGTAGGACACTTGGTCCTTGATAACCGGGTTGAGGCGGCTGAGATCGGCCGGGACGGAGGTTGTGGAGTTCATGAGCACGGGTCCGCCGATGGTGATGACACGGCCGCCGTAGTAGGAGGTCTCGGTGGTGGTGGCGGGGGTGATGGACCCAACAGTCCAGACGGCCGAGAGGGTGATGGGTCTGGAGAAAGAGCCGGCGAGGGGGGCGAACTCGAGCTCGACAGAGAGGAGCTCGGCGTGACGGTAGTTGGCGGTGACTGCGCTGAGGGTCTTGCTACCGGAGAGGACGTCGGTCAGGTTCTTGGCGGCGGATCCGTCGTACGAGGCGACGACCCACTGGAAGGGGTAGTCGACGTGCGGGATCGAGGCGGTGTTCTCAACAAGGCGAGGAGCGCGAGGAAGAGGAGGCTGGCGATCAGTGCGATTGTCGCTGGCAGGAGGCGGTCCGACTTGGGCATCAGAGGTGGCCATGTACTTGGAGAGGGCGAGGGAGAAGTCTTCGGAAGTGAGGGTGGGAGAAGAGGAGCCGCCTTTGAGTGGGAGAAGGGTGTCTGGGTTCATGTGGTGAGCGGGCACAGATTGAAGCTGTTGGAGCAATTCACCCTGGTACTTGGAGACATCGGGGTCTTCGGGCTGGGATCTGGTGGAGCGACGCGAGTGGAGGATGGCCCAGCGGGCAGTGGAGCTCAGGGTGGTGTAGATGGCGTGAGTGGCCCAGCGGAGGGAAGGCCCGACGCGTGCGATGATTTCCTCGGGCACCTCGCCGAGCTTCAGCGAGAGCTTCAACTCAGGCGGGGCGTAGCGGCAGAAGAAATCGAAGCAGGCGCTCTGGAACGGAACAGCGTCGATGGGGAGGGCGAGCCAGAGGGAGTCTCCGAGGGAGTGTCCGAGGGCAAACTCGGCGAGGTATGAGGCGAGCTTATCGTCGATGGAGTGGTCGTCGACAGCGATGGCCAGCTTGGCGAACAAGGCTATGGGAGAGCGGACGCAGCCAACGCGGCTGGCGTAGTAGCCGCAGAACGTGGCGTAGAGGCCCCGCTCTTTCTTGAAGCGGAGGGCGAGCATGGGCTCGATGACGACCCACTCCGGGCGGCGAGGTGGCTCGCAGTCCAGAAGGGAGTCGTCGCCGGAGACCATGGTGGGGACGGCGGAGGCATAGTACTCGCAGTTTATGACGGCCAGGTTGTAGTCGGAGTTGTCATCGTAGGTGCCAGGTTCTCCGGTGAGGCGCATGCAGGTAAGGGGGCCGAACTGGGTGGACACGTGGGTCTTCAAGTAAACGTGGAGGTCGATGAGTTGGCGGGGAATGTTGAGGCGTTCCATCTTCAGACGCTCGAGCACAACGGCCTCACCGTGCTGGGATTGGTCAAAGGCGGTGTAGTCGTTGGCGAGCTTGGGCTTGGCGGTGAGGTGTCTCTGGCACCAGGCGTTCATTTGGGAGGGAGTGTGGCCGGCGTGGATGTAGAGTGAGGCGGGGCGATCGCGTTCGTCGAAGACGCGCTGGTACTTCTTGACGGGGCCGAGGAGGAGGACAACGGCGTCGTGCATGAGGGCGAGAGTCTGGCAGGCCTTCCATGGGCCAAAGAGGGACCCTTCATTGACCTTGTGCTGGGCTTTGGAGAAGATGCGGACAGCGGACCAGCGCCAGTCGGGGTCAGAACGGCGGGCGTTACCCATAATGACGGCTTGGGTCTTGGAGGTGAGTTGGGCGAACTCGTTCAGGGCGATGCACTCGGCGTAGAGCTCTGGGTCAAACGGCTCGGATGAGGTGGGGGGGCGGTGATACGCACGGCAGAGGCCTTCGAAGAGGAGTTGGCCCAGAATTTCGTCTCGTGGGGAGATGAAGTAAGGGGCCGGAGACGGGCGGAAGCGAAGGCGTTTCTGGATAGAGGCAGGGAGCAGAGTGGGGTCGTCTTTCTCAGAATGGATGGCGGCGATGAGGGACATGGGTTGCGCGGCAAGGTGAAACTCCTTGTTGATGTGGGGGAACTGGTTGGACAGCTGACCAGCCCAGTGGATCTCGCGGGTTTCCGGGTCGTGCGCGGGCAGGAAGTGGGCAGCGAGGTTCTCGAAGGTCTCCCCGGGGTAGACGGCCTCATACGCAGACGTGGTTTGCTCAGTAGTCTGTGGAGTGTCCGGTGGAGCGGCGCGGGCTGAGGGAATGTCGTGATGCAGGGGTCGGCGGGTTTCCGGAAGGAAGTGAGTGGAGATCTGTGGCTGGTTCAGAGAGCCGTCACCCAGCACGATGGCGGCGGAGTGGACCACGTCGGCTGTGGAGTCTGGCTTGAGGGCGGGCTGATTGGGAAGGCGAATGGGGATGGCCTTGGCGTACGGGTTGGCGGCGCCCTTGAGATTGTGGTGGCGTTTGGTGAGCGGCTCGTGGAGGACGGTGGCGGTGGGAAACTCGGAGTGGAACCAGTCGTGAAGCGGGCGGCTTTTGCCGTGGTAGAACTCGGAGAACATGCGGTTGGAGGTGGTGTGGCCGGTTAGAATTCCGATGTCTCCGGTGAAGAGGACGCCCTTGCGGGAGCGAGTGAGCGCGACGAGGGAGTGGGCGTTGGACAGGAGGGCGGAGTTTCGGTCGAGGTGGATGCAGGCGGCCCCTGGGTAGGTGGAACCCTGGCTGGAGGCGATGGTGACGGCGGAGTAGCCGCACTGCTGGAGGGTGTGGCCGGTGTTTTGCGAGTTGGTCAGAATGCGGCTGCCGCCGGGGAGCTCTCGTACGTGGCGGACGAAGCCCTCCTCAGTGGAGGAGGTTGGGACTTGGAAGAAGGCGGCGACGTTGCGGGGTATGCGGTGGCTCCACATGCAGTAGTAGTCGAGAAACGGGGCCAAGTGGCGGGGTTCAGGTAGCAGACGAGAGTTGGTGGAGGAGGCGTGGGTCGAGTGGTATTCGCCCTGAAGGGGGTCTCCAAGGGCGATCACCATGTCGATGGTTGGGTCGGCGTGGATGGCTAGGTCGAGGTACCCGCGGGGCATTTTGTAGATCTCGTCGATCACGAGGACGCGGGCCATCTTGAGGAGGGAGGACTCCCAGGTGCCGACGCGCCAGGCGGCGTTTCCCGGGAGCTGGAGGAGGTCCTTCCACTCAGAGCGGAGCTCGACGGTTGGTACGGCCACCTTGAAGTTGCGGAAGGCAGGTGTGGAGAGAAGACGGGCGATGGGGTAGGACTTACCACAGCCGGGGAAGCCGGCGATGTGGATCAGGCGGACGCGGCGAGTGGATGCGATGTCAAGGGCGGAGTCGAGGGCTACGATTTTCTCGCGGGCCTCGGAGGGCTTGGCGGGATTGATCGTGGCCATGACACCATCGAAGCCATTCTTCATGTTGGACGAGAGATTCTTTGCGCGTTTGGGCCAGGTGGTGTACGGATGAGCGGTGCGGAAGGGGAGCAGGCTGCCGTTGAGATTGAAGCGGAGAGCGGCGACAGCGAGGTCTTGGGCTAGGCCCCCGTTGAGCTTGGGTGAGTCGGTCTGGCGAAGGGCGAAGTGACCAGGGCGGCCGTGGGTGCCGGCGGTGTGGGTGATGGCGAAGCGTGAAGAGGCGTCGGAGAGGCCAATGGGGATGACGCCGGAGGAGGTGTGGAAGTCGGCTGCGAGCGAGTAGTGGTGAGCGAGGACGGCGAAGTGGTCGGTGGAGAGACCTTCGCGGCCGATGTCTTCAGCGCGGAGCATGGAATCAGGGCAGGCGGCGCAGAGGGTGTCCCAGAGGGCTTCTTTTGGAATGCGGGTGGCTTGCTCGACTGCAACCAGGAGGCAGTCCATGGACGGGTAGGGGATTGCTGCGCGACCGTTGGCGCGGTCGCGAAACAGGAAGTCGCCGGTGCAGGGGAGGTAGTTGGCGGGGTGGAGCTCAGAGTAGAGGGCGATGGGACCGTTGGCTGAGCCGTCACGGCCGAGGGAGGAGGAGTCCCAGTCGCTGGTGGGGGAGGACTCCTGATCCCAAGTGGTCGCGTGAACAGAGCCGGAAGGCTCGAGATGGGCGGACTGGCGAGGTTCTCCGAGGGGAGTGGTTTCCGGGGGGGCGAGACCGAGGATGGAGAGAGCGTCGGCGAGGCGGGCGGCATCCGCAGAGTCGCGGACCTCGTCGGCGGAGTCGGG